GCAGCGCCAAATTGGCAAAGTTCAAGAGCTGGCCTGCGGCTTTGCCGGTGGCATTGGTGCCTTCGCCGCTATGGGCCGCGCCTATGGCGTACACCTTCCTGAATCGGATGCCAAGCGCATGGTAGACGCATGGCGCAGAGCCAACCCTTGGTCGGTGCCCTACTGGCAGAACCTAGAAGAAGCCTACACCCGCGCCATGCGAAACAAGGGTCATGAGTTCAGCGTGGGTCGGGTTACCTATATGTTCGACGGCCAGCACCTTTGGTATGCTTTGCCCTCTGGGCGTGTGCTTTGCTATCCCTTTGCCAAGCTGGAGCCCGACGGCGTGACCTACGCCAAGGCCGCTTGGAAACCGGCAGCAGACGCAAAAGAATGGCCACGCGCAAGGCTTTGGAAAGGGTTGGCGTGCGAAAATATCACCCAAGCCACCGCCAATGATCTGCTGCGCCACGCACTGCGCCAGCTCGACGACGTGGTGTTGCATGTGCATGATGAGATTGTGTTGGAAACAGATCGGCCTGAAGAGATGGCCGAAAGACTGGGACGTGTGATGTGTACGCCACCTATCTGGGCTGCGGGTTTACCCCTAAGCGTAGAGGTGGCGATCATGACGAGGTATGGAAAATGAGTGTGCATTTTAGTAGCAAGACTGATTTATGGGCTACGCCTCAAAATTTTTTTGATAAATATGACGCTGTATATAACTTTACGTTAGATGTGTGCGCGGATAAAAGTAACGCAAAATGCGCTGCTTTTTATACTGTAGAAGATGATGGGTTGGCTCAATCGTGGCGAGGTATTTGTTGGATGAACCCACCGTATGGTAGAGAGATAAGTGTTTGGATGAAAAAAGCACATGAAAGTAGTTTGGAAGGCGCGACTGTTGTATGTTTAGTGCCTGCGCGAACGGACACAAAATGGTGGCATGACTATGCAATGCGCGGTCAAATTGAGTTTATAAAGGGTAGATTAAAGTTTGGAAACGCTAAAAATTCAGCGCCATTCCCTTCTGCAATCGTAGTTTTCAAATAAAAAGCCCGCTGGCAGGCGGGCTTGTAAGGGAGCACTAACTTGGAATTTCTGGACTTTATCACAAAACTCGCCCCAACCGGCGAAACTGCATTAATTGTCAGACAAAAACCACAACTGAAAGACGGCGCAATCCAGCTACATGCTGACGGCGCAGTCAAATGCACTTGGCCTGCGTATTTGCCTAGCAAAGGCATCAAGGCAGGCCAAGCGTGGTATGGCAACACCGCCAGCTTCATCATTGACCGCTTCGCCGATGGCCGCGTGTCAGCGTCCGCAGCCAACTGCGAGTACATCCTTGTGATGATGCTCGACGACATTGGCACCAAGTCCAAGACGCCCCCGCTTGAGCCGACATGGATTATGGAAACGTCCGAGGGCTCATTCCAGTGGGGATATGCCTTCAGCGATCAACCGACCAAAGCCGAGTTCAGCGCAGCCATCAAAGCGATCGCCGACGCGGGTTATACCGACCCTGGGGCCTGCAACCCCGTGCGCAACTTCCGACTGCCTGGGAGCGTGAATCTAAAACCTGACCGCAACCAGTTCGAATCCCGCTTGGTTGAGTTCCACCCCAACCGCGAGTACACCTTAGACGACATCTGCGCCGCGCTTAACGTGACACCCGTCGAAGCCGACTCGCTCACCTTGCGCCCGATCCGACTGTCCGATGACGGTGCCGACGACGTGATGGCGTGGCTGTCCGAGCAGGGTCTGCTACTGTCCCGACCCAATGGCGAGGGCTGGGCAGGCGTGATCTGCCCCAACTCAGCAGAGCATAGCGACGGCAACCCCGAAGGCCGCTATATGCCGTCCAACCGCGCCTACTGTTGCCTGCACTCGCATTGCGTGGACTTTGACTCGCGTATGTTCTTGCAGTGGGTCGCCGAGAATGATGGCCCTGTTCACACTCCAGGCTTGCGTGAAGAGCTGCTGGCGCAGGCGATGGACTCGGCCTTGTCCAAGATCACCCCTACACCTGAGTACCCCGACGTGGCGGCTGTCGTGATCGCCGAGGTCGAGCGCAAAGAACTAGGCCGCATTGAGAAGGCTGAGTGGTGGAGCCGGTTTGCGTACATCCAAGTCGATGACGCGTTCTTCGACATGCAAGACCGCCGCGAGATCAGCCGGTACACTTTCAACGCCCTGTTTCGGCACATCGACTGCAAGTCAGTTCACAATGCGAAACGCCGTATTGAGGCGGCTACGTCGTTTGATGAGTTACGCCAAGCCAAAGGCGCTAAGGCTTTGGTCGGCGTGACCTACGCCGCTGGCGAGTCCGTCCTAGTCGCCCGTGACGGCATGGTCTACGGCAACCGCTGGCGCGATGCCCGTCCGCAGCCAAAAGCCGGTGACATGTCTATGTGGCTGGCGCACGTTGAGCGCATGGTTCCTGAGAAGTTTGAGCGTGAGCACTTGCTCAATGCCTTAGCCCATAAAGTGCAATTCCCCACCCATAAGATCAACCACGCCATCCTCATGGGCGGCAACCACGGCTCAGGCAAAGACACCCTCTTTGCCCCTTTCTTTTGGGCGATAGGCGGCAAAGCCAAAATTAATTGCAGCATGATTAAGAACGAAGACTTGACCTCCCAATGGGGCTATGGGTTGGAATGCGAAGTGATGGAGATCGCCGAATTACGCCAAGCCGAGGCCAAAGACCGCAGGGCATTGGAAAACCACCTTAAGCCCATCATTGCAGCGCCCCCCGAATACCTCATGGTCAACCGCAAGGGCTTGCACCCCTACTACGCCTTGAACCGCGTGTTCGTGGTTGCATTTAGCAATGAGCGTGTGGCCATTAGCATCCCCAGCGAGGATCGTCGTTGGTTCGTGATCTGGGCAGAGGCATCTAAACTACCAGAGGCTCAGGCGGTGAGCTTGTGGAACTGGTATCAACACCGAGGCGGCTTTGAAGCTGTCGCCCATTACCTGCACACCCGTGACGTGTCAGCTTGGAACCCAACCGCCCCGCCTCCGATGACCGAGGCCAAGGCCATCATGGTCGAGCATGGCATGAGCACCGCAGAATCGTTTTTGGTTGACCTCATGCGCCGTCGCGCGGGTGAGTTCTCCCGTGGCGTGGTTGGTGGCCCTTTTCACGCCATCTGCGATCGCTTGCAGGGTCAAGCCCCTACAGGGGTCAAGGTGGTACAGGCCGCGCTACTTCATGCGCTCAAAGAAGCCGGATGGGTGGACATGGGTCGGCTTAAATCGCGCGATTACGACAGTAAAAAGCACGTCTTTTGCGTGCGCGAGATGGTGGATATGTCCAAATCAGACTTGCGCCGCATGGTCGAGATATAAAAAAAAGCCCGCGCAAGGCGGGCTGTAAGGTTGGCAACTGCTCAGAGACCAAGCAGAACGGCGATTATAGCGGCTATCAAGGCCGCGCAGACTATCGCCATGCGTCCACCAGTGCCGCCGCGTCATAAGTGGCAGCAGGTGCGGCAACAGTAAACAAACCCGCGCCGCGTCTAACCCTTCCCCATGCGTCTTTGCGGTTTTGGTTCACAAGCTCACCGCGTTTGACCGCCCCATAAACCATGTCGCGGGTAAACCCTTCCGCTTCAATCTCATACATGGTGCGCGGTATTTCGCAAAATTCTGTTAAGTTAGACATACCGCGCTGCCTCCTCTTTGCACCGCTCCACTTCGGCATCGGTCAACCCTTGCGCCCAATGTTCGGCCAAGTCCGCGCATTCTTGCGCCCGCGCGGCGTCCGGTGCGGTTAACCCTAATATGAGCGCCCGCGTCACTAGATCCATCGGTGTGGGCGCAAAGTCGGAAGGCGGTGCCCAAGGGCTTAGGGCTTGCGCGAATATTGGGTTAATCATTGGCTTCCCCTTGTTCAATGGCTTTAAAAATCACGCTCTTGTCATAGTCACTAAAAACAGAAGGGCAGGGGTAATGACCCGCCAAACGCTCAAAGCAATCGTTAAAAAATTGCCTTAAGGCTTCAAGTTCTTCGGTTTGCGTGTCGTCTTCAAGTTCAGCGGTTAATTCTGCCTCGCGTTCTTCCGCGTCGATCAACGACCCCAAAAGGGACGCTTGCACAATGTTGCCCGCCAAATACGCGGCGCGTTCTTGTTCTTCCATATTCATAATTTAATCTCCTTTTAATTTTCGGTTTAAGGTTTCGGCAGCGTCATAGCATTGGTTGAAAAATCCAAGCGCGTCGTCATTCAGGTGCCCATCTGTCCAAAGTTGCACCCCATGATTTTGGATGATCCCATCCATGACCAAGTTGGCATCCATGCAATCGTTGGGGGTAAGCTCCCCCTTTGCCCATGCCTTCACCTGGCCCGCGTTCATAGAGTGATGGCAGACATTGACAAATGATTGTGCAATGCTTGCGATGGTTTGGGTGTAGTCGTGCCAAGGTTTCATGGTGCCACCTTTAGAAGTTCATCGTCGCGGTAGGCTTGGTTTATTTGTATATGCGCGGTGCTGATGTCATCTTCAAATTCTTTCCACCAATCCGCATCCAAACCATATTGTTTTGCGTGTTGGTCAAACCCGCGTTTGAGAGCGTTGACCGCTTGGGAGGTGTCTTCCCCATATGCGGTGAACTCAAAGTTTCTTGATTGATACCAAGCTTTTATCATGGTGTCATGCTCCAAAAGTAAAGGATAAAGGGGAAGGCGACGCATAAAGCAAAGCCAAGAGCGTCGAGGAATTCGCGGAAAGTCATGCTGTCACCTCAAGGCCGTTAATAAATGCGTACATAAGCCCCGCTAATTCGCGTTTGGGTATGTGACCCGTAGACAGCGGCGAAGTAACGCCGCCCCCCGCGTTATACATACGATGCAAGCATACGCCGCCATATGCGTGAGATAAGTGATAGTTTCCAATTTGCGCTTTTCCGTCAATGTAAGGCGCGGGAGGCGAGCCGGTGATGCGGTTTATGCGATCAACAATAGCTTCTAGCTGCTTTTCAGTTACGCGGTTCATGGTAATCCTTTACTTTAGTTGAGTTGATTGGTGACAAGTCACCCGATAGCCCTCGATCAAGGGCTAGCAGTTGCATTGTCAGGGCTTCCAGATTGAAAAAGCGCCCGTGTATTCGCGCCATGCGGTGACGGGCAAGGCCAAGGCTTGCCAAGTGCCTGCGCATTGACGCAAAACGCAAATTGTGCCCTTTGGATGTCCGGCGTTAAAAAAGTTCATAGTGTTTTTCCTTTGGTTTAGTTGACTGTAAGAGAATGCCTTGCAATTATCAGCGATTTATTTAACTGTTGCAAGTATTCGAGCGCGGGAATGGTGCGGTAAAGTTTTTCATTCACGGCCTTTGCCGTGTTTTCGTTGAAAGTTTCAAAAACTGCCGCGCCAGTGGCGCGATTCACAATGATCCATGATGAGGTTTTCATGCTGTCATCCCTTCAATGGCGCGATCTTGAATTTGCTGGCTGGCTATGCCGTGCATTGTCCAACAGTCTCTGTCGCTTCAATACGCGGCTTCCTCGTCGCTGTCTACGATCTTTTGCACTTCTCGCATGATTAGCACATTACGCACAATGTCAGAATTACGCGGGAATTGATAGTTTAGCCATTTACTAAAAAAATTCAGATATTCGGCGCGGGTTGATTTCATGATTTTCCTTTGGTTAAATTTACTGGGCTCTCTATATATACATAATAGAATCGTGCCAGCTTTTGAAATAGTCTTGTAAAACAATCACTTACGATGTCGACCAAAAACCCTATGTAAAAGAATTGCTTACAAATAGGCGTAAGGTTAACGTCAGATTGTGGATTAGTTGGGTAAAGTGTGGGTAGTTTGAAAACGTGCCAAATGACCCACATAAAAGTCATATAAACATTGAGTTTTTTTGACTTGTGGACAATGTACCCGTTATTTATTAGAAGTTCATCATTGATTTATATGTAATACTATATAGCTATATAACCATGTATATGGGCGGCGACTGCAAAACCAAATGACCCACATGCCCACAATCATTTTACATAACCATATAATATTACATACATATAATAAATTGAAACCTTATAGTTTACAATGCAACATAAAGTAAATACTTTACAGGCGGGTAAATGCCAAATGACCCACATACCCACATAGCCAGGCTAAGTTAGCAAGCACTCACTTCGCTTAAGTTAGTAGACACTAACTTGTGGATGTAAGTTAGCACTTACTAACTTAGTGCTGTAAGGCTGGTGTAAGGAACTTGAGGGGGAGGGGGTAGGGCCGGTGGCCGATGGGTCACGGTGACGAAGGGTTTACAAACAATTTTTTTTTATTTTTAAATTGCCCACATGACCCACAGGCTGATATATTCCGATCGCTGGCGCATAGCTCCTTGACTTTGTATTTCTGGAACTCCCTGCGCCAGCATTCTTTGGTATATTCCGCACATGACGTTTCACAGCCTACCTTTTGAGCCGCGCAAGATCGTTGCGACCGAAGCGCGGTTAAACAAAATCTACGAAGCCGCCAAGCTTGGCCTCAAAGGCGACGCATTGGCCTTGGCCTCCGGCATGTTGCCCACCGAGTACCGCCAACTGTGTGAGCTAGACCCCATAGCGGACATGGCGGCGCTCAAAGGCAAAGCCGACGGCGAACTGGAAATGTCCATGTGTTTGCACAAAGCAGCGACCGAAGGCGACGCCAAGGCGGCGTTGGCGATCCTGCAACACTCACACGGCTGGGTGGCCAAGCAGTCCATCAGCATAGATGTCGATCAACGCATCTCAATCATCGGCGCGTTACGCCAAGCAGAGTCACGGGTTATTGATGTGATTGCTAATGAGCCCAGCCCACGATTAGAACAAGAGACACATGCAGAACACCATTTACAGCGCTGAGGACGAACAAGAACTGATGGCCAGGCTTTGGAGTCCGGCCATTAAGGACAACCCGCTGGCGTTTGTAATGTTCGCGTTTCCTTGGCAAGTTAAAGGCACACCGCTGGAAAACTTCAGCGGCCCACGCAAATGGCAGCGCGAGGTGTTGCTGGACGTGGCCGAGCACATCAAGATCAACCAAGGCAAGCTGGACTTTGACGTTTTGCAAGAGGCAATCTCGTCTGGCCGTGGTATTGGCAAGTCGGCACTGGTCAGTTGGCTAGTCATTTGGATGGTGGCGACAAGAATTGGCTCGACGACCATCGTGTCGGCCAACTCAGAGAGCCAGCTCCGCAGTATCACCTGGGCCGAGATTACAAAATGGCTGGCGATGTCAATCAATAGCCATTGGTTTGAGGTATCTGCCACTCGCGTGATGCCTGCCAAGTGGCTGACTGAGCTTGTGGAGCGGGATTTGAAGAAGGGCACCCGCTACTGGGGCGTCGAGGGACGCTTATGGTCAGCGGAAAACCCTGACGCGTACGCTGGTGTGCACAACTTTGACGGTGTGCTGGTGATTTTTGACGAGGCGTCGGGTATTGACGACTCGATTTGGGCGGTAACAGGCGGTTTCTTTACAGAAAACACGCCAAACCGCTTTTGGATGGCTTTTTCCAACCCACGGCGCAACACGGGGTACTTTTACGAGGCTTTTCACTCTAAACGGGACTTTTGGAAAACCCGCGTGGTAGACGCAAGGACGGTT